CTTATATTGAGCAAGAGTAGGACTGGCAGACACCGCACCCGCTGACGTAATCGTTGTCGTCGCAGGAGTTACCGCGCTGATCGTGGTCGCACCCGCCCCGATATTCATGACCTGAATCGTCGTGCCTGTGGCATACGCCACCGACGCATTTGTTGGGATCTTGAAGGTGTTGGCGCTTGCATTGGACACGGTAATAAAAGCCCCTGCATCAGATGCCACCGTAACGTAGGCGGTAGTCGTTTGAGCGTTAATTGAGTATGTCACGACAGGGGCGGTCAAGGTCTTATTCGTCAACGTCTGTGTTGAATTTAGTGTCACATCGCCCGTAGCGGTAGCACTAAAGAAGATTGCTACACCAGTGGAAACGAAATACAAAGTACCACCGTCATACTGACCCAACACAAGAGAACCGGCAGTAGAAACCGTGGCAGTGCCGGCCGTGACAGTACAAACACCAGCACCCTTATTGTAAATAAATAAAGTATCACCAGCCGCAAAAAGAGAAGTATTAACAGTAATGGTAGTAGCGCTAGCGTTAGACATTTCAATACGAGTACCACCATCAGTACCAAGCAACGTATAGGAAGCCGTTTTAGCGTTTACAGTCCAGTTATAGGTTTGATACTGCAAAAGAGCGACCTGCGCGGAAGTTAAAACCTGACCCGCTGTAAATGTTTGCTTAGCCATGCTCAGTATCCTATCATCAGTACGAAAGTTGGTTAGTATCTAAAATCCCGCCAGCCAACGGGTATGTTCCATTCAAAACAAACGAAGCGATTTCAGGTTCCATAGTTTGAACCTTTACCGTCCATTTAGTGGGCGTAATAGTATAAGTAAGACCACAACAGATAAGGTCTTTCGTGATGCTGGAAGTACCAGGAACACTGCGGGTAACTTGAATGGGTTGGTAACGATCCATATATAAACCAGCCGCAATACGGTTAGCGGGTTGGCCATCTGAAATATCTAACGTGATGGATGATATGCGCAGAATAGGTTGAGAGCGACCAGAAGAAAGAACATACGCTTGATTTAACGCATCATAATAGTATTGGATCAAATTATCTTGACGATATAAGGAACGTTCAAAGTATTGTGATTGAGAAGCAGTATCACCCACACCAACCCAACTATTAGGGTCATTGTAATAGACTTGAATATAATTATAAATAAAGTCAGTATCATATTTGAACGCTACGTCTTGGTAACTGATATTAGTACCATCATCATTAAATAAGAATGGTGTGTTAGAAGATAAAATGGCGATAGCGTTGCGGTCTAGGAAAACAAAGTTACCCATAGAATCACAATAAGCCGCACCTAATTCTGAGTTCTCCATTGTCTGAATTGCTTGCAACGCGGTACGTCTAGTTCCAGGATCAGCAAGCACATATGTTGCACCTAAATTTATTACTGATTGCGTTGCCCAATCCCAACCAGACTCTATAAGGATTCCATAAATACGATACCCAGTAGTCCAACCGGCCGCCGCATAATATGTTAAAGTCTCGACATAAACTTCGCTAAGGATACCCAATCCATCAATGAAGGTAACAGTCATAGAAGCGACTTCTGAACCGTTGGCTGGTTTATATGTCCATGATTTAATAAAGCCCTTAAACATGGTGTAATTGGTTGAAGCATAATCAGCCGTTAAAGTAATAGGAACCATAGGAACCAATAACCCTGTATATGGTGAACTTGTATTCTGTGGGTTCCAATCACCGTTATAGTCTGCAAAAGTAAGTGATCCTGAACCAGTTAAAAAAATGTCATTAACACGGTCGAAGGGTTGGTCTATGTATGCGTTTATTACAAGGCTAGAAATGTTTGCTGTAATGCTGGCAGAAAGTTTTATATTTGCGTTCAGGGTTGGCATTATCCAACCGCCGCACTAGCAAAGAATTTAGCGCCCGCACGAAGTTTATTATTCATTGCGCCCATAATTGAGCCTACTAATTCTTGTTCGGTCACTATGGAACCCTGGACTGTTACCTGAATGTTTTGTACCGCAGATTCAGTACCACCAGCGCGGTAACTAGGCGCAACAGAGTCTAAAGTAGGGGAAGGTGGCGGCAATGTTTGGGGTGCTGGAATAACTGGAGCATCTGGAATAACTGGAGCAGGTTTAGATTCAACCTTGGGCGCACCAGTTCCTATTTTAGAAACATCTAAACTGCCAGAGTCTGCAATTTTTTTAGCAATATCGTCAATAGTTCTGCCCAACGTGAGAGCAGAGGTTGTGGCATTATCAAAAGGAGTGGCTAAGGTTTGATTGTTTTTAATAGCATTCTGAAGCGCTAAATCAAAACCATTCTGATAAGCCTTCATGGCATCTAGGTTGGCTTGAGCGGCATCCTGTTCTGCTTTTGTTCGCGCTTCGGCCTTAGCCTTTAATTGTAATTGTGCGGCGGCATATAACTCAATAGAAGCAATATCCTGAGTAACGGTAACGCCGGCTTCTTTAGCCTTCTTCTCAGCAATCAACTGAATAGCAGTCTTAGTATCTTTATTGGCACCCTTATTTAATGCCGCTATGCGTGCCTTGGCTTTTGCTTCCTCCGCAAGTTTAAGGTTAAGTTTATACGCACCCTCATTATCGGATTTATAGTCCCGCTCCCCACCTTTAATTTGTGGTATTTGTGACTCTCTAACTTTCTTGCCACGGTTAATAAGATATTGAAGAAGCGGAGAAGGCTGGAATAGTTTAGTAAGGATCTGACCGCCAACAGTTTTAGTGTCAAACAACCCTTTAGTTAAATCTGCTACACCCCTAAAAGCATCAGCCGTAGAAGTAGCAAAGTTATCCATAGCGTTAGTAACATCATTTATGTTTCCAGTACCACTAGAGGAAAGCAACATAAGTGCATCTACAAGCCCAGTGCCAATAGTTTCTTTTGCTTCATTAGCAGCAATATCAATAATCTGTAATTTACCTGCATAAGTTTGAGCCGCAGTAGCAGCCTGACCTTTATAAGTATTAGACAAAGATAAAATAACATCATTAAAATTCATTGTCTTTAACTTATTTTTATCAATAGATACACCAAGTTTAAGCAAAGCAGTATTATTGCCCATGTAGGCTTTACTTAACGCGGCAGTAACGCTAGCAACATCTTTAGTAGTTCCAGCACTAATATCAAGAGCAACTTTAAGTAAATCTTGAGATTTATACACATCACCAGTAACAGTAATAAGTTGCTGTAATGCTGGCCTTAACTGATCTTTTGCAACACCAGTTGATAGTTGAAGTTTATTAACAAAGTCATTAACTGAAACTTTAGCAAATTCAGCACCCACATTTTTAAGGGTCTGCCCCAAAGAAGCAATGGCCTTTTGATTCTCAAGTGTTGCCTGAATAGCATTCTTACCAAAAGCCAAACCAGCAGAAACACTAAATGCACTTAACGCACCTTTAGCAATACTCTTAAAATCGAATAAGTCTTTACCAAGTTTCTTAAAAGAAGATTGAGCCTGCTTAACGCCTTTATTATCAAATTTGGAAACTACCGGAACAATAAGACCTTTAGACATATTATCCGCCTAGTTTCATATTTGCTTTTACAATAGCCTTTGCAATTGAAATTTCAATAGCAGCAATTACTTGTGTTTTATAACGTTCTACTGCTGGAAACATGGCGCGACCAGAATTAACTAAAGGGGTATGGGTATTATTTTCTTTATTTATTGCCCTAATGAAATCTCTGCCAGCATTAGGGTTACGGCTGCGTCCATTTGCTCTACCGTTAGGATTGCGGCGGCCTGCAAGTTCATAAACAGCACCTGCCGCATCGGGGTTAATAATGCCATATCTATTAACAAAACCAGTGTAATTATTAGTATTTTTTGCTCTAGTTGGTTTTATTTTATTACGTGCAGATTCTGAATTAAATTTAAGACGCGATCCCCATTCGCCAGGAGAAGATTTAGTCCATCCGCTAGGGTGGAAGTCTCCAGTCGGCATGAGAGTTTTAGCATATTCAGAAATCTTGCGCAGTTCTATATTTATTTCTTTGTTCATTTCTTGTGAAAGATCAGGCGCAAATTCACGTAAGGCTTTTAATGTTCTATTGAGAGAAAGGTCAGAAGGCTGGTAAACCGTTGCTATCATTTTAACGCCTCCTTATGCTTTCGCGCCCGATCTTTCATATAAGCAACCATAGCCCAGAAAAGAACTGGATCAAGTTCTAATAATTCTCTAGGACTTATCCCAGTTTCAACGGCTAAACCCGCGACCAGAAACGTTACCTGATCGCGGTCTAGCCATTTGGGTTATCACCAAGAATGTCCACAGATTCGATAGTATCTAGAAAATCATCAAACGATTTAACAGTATCTCCGCTAACATGGATACATTTCCAAGCCAGCCAGTAAATATGTTCCGTCTTTTCTTGTTCTCTAAATATCTTGTGAAATCCACCTTTCATTTCACGCTCGAAGGCAACCTCGATACGTGGCGTGATTTGATAGATTTTATCTGTTCCATCTTTTGTAACTATTTGTAACCGCATTATTACCCTCCATTAGTAGCGATTATTAAGCAATAGCCTTAGCGATAGCGCCGTTTACCTTAAACGTTGCATCTACCGTAGCAAGATCGCCAACCCCACCGTTAATAGGTGTCCATGATCCTACAAAGATAGTGCCAGTGTAAGAAGGATTAGTAGCACCTACGGCCGCGCTGGTGGGCTTGACTACGCAAGTGGTGGTTTTACTTGAAGTGTCTAGCACAGATTCAAGGGTAGCATTTACCTTAGTTGCGGCAAAATCCTGTTGAAAACTGATAGTAAACGAATCATTAGACAGTCCAGCAATTCGCTTGTGACCTGCGTCTCCCATAGCCGTAGTTTCGACTTCGTCGAACTCGCGGGTTACGACGACGGAACTAACATACGCACTCAGGTCTACTGAGTTAATAGTAACGTTTACGCCGTTGTTTAAGTAAACAGCCATTTTTTAATCCTCATCTTTCTTTTGCGTTGATTTAATTTCCTGAAGATGGCCAGCGTTGATCAACGCTTCAACATTGGCACCTTCAAGTTCTTTATCTGTAAGCGTGTCTCCAGTAACCTTGCCGGCAACGAGTTCGCTTATTATTTTGTAATTCATATTATTTCCTATCCATAGATTTCTACTGAGTAGTTGTAACCAAGGTATTCGATAGCGCCTACGGTTATTTGACCTGGTGTAGCGGAAGTAACGCGCAAAGTCGAACATGCCCCGCCTAGAGTTTTATCTGATTCGATAGCGGATTTAATGGAACCAGAACCAGTGCCAGTGAGCAGACCATCTAACTTGTCTTGCCCTGAGCGTTCTACCATGCGTGAAGTGATGGCATAAATTTCTACTGTTGCACGATCTAATCCACGTTGGGCAGAAAGATCAAAGAATAGGCTTAATTGCCCCACTACTGTGGCTGGAACATTTACTGCATCCGGCATAATGTCATAAGTACGCAATCCAGTAATAGTGGCTAGATTAGTTTTAAGTCCATCTCTGACGGTGGCTGGGTTCATGCTAGAACCTCACGGCGGTATGCGCGTACCATTTGGGTAATGTCCCGTCCGACTGGACTCATGCGAATAGCACCAAGATCACCAAGGCCAATGATTCCGCCAGGTGCATCTTTACGTTTATACAAATCAGCAGTGAGGATTAGGCACGCTTGGTTAATATCATCCGGTACAGATGGCCAGCCCCACTTAGCGGTAACTTGTACGCCTGGGCGATAGTTTAAGGGTGCTGGAAAAGCCGAGGAAGCAGAAACAATAGTTACTACGTTCCAGGGGCGGTTGAGGCTGGGTGCGGTAATAGGATCAAGAATGTAGTCAGTGTTAAGAGTGAGTGTAGTGTCATAACTACCGTTGCCGTCTGAGTCTAAAGCAACACCTAAACCAGTGGCAGAACCAATATCATCTACGAATAATTGCAACGCGTTATTAGCCCGATAAAGTCGAGCGCTTGCAGTGGAGTCTAAATAAAATCTACGGTTAGCCATGCGGTCAATAGACCGGCTTGCGGCTTCCACCATGCCTTCAAGAAGCGTGTCATCTACGCTGTCCGTGATACCCAGGAATAGTTTAATTTCCGCGAGAGTGGCGTAACCGTTTGAAATAGCCATGACCCCTAGCCTTTCTTCTTCGCCTTGTAAATAGTCGGCTTGGGCGTTTCTACGGGTGCTTGGTGTTGCACACTGGGCGCAACATATCCAGCCACTTTTAACGCCTCATCT